TCTATCCGAGGTTAGGGGTTCGATTCCCCTATGGGTCGCCAAGTTTTGCGGGTTAGACTGGAGGTGGTTCCAGCTTGGTCTCATAAGCCTTAGACACACGTTCGACTCGTGTACCCGCAACCAAGTTAGACTGGATATAATCACCCATTGTGAGGGTGCCCAGTGTCGATAGTAGGTGCAAATCCCAAGTCGGCGGCCAAGGCTGCAAACAGCCCAGTCTATAAAATCAAGTCCTATGCTCGACTTACCGACTTTGGTATTTCGGCTTAGGCACCAGTTTGATCTAGATACCTTAGATGCTGTAATTACAGCACGGGTCAAAATTCTAGACAGCATTCGGTTCGACAACGTGAGAACCAGCAGAATTTATGGGCCATTAGTGATAGAGGGTAGCACACCGCACTTGCAATGCGGAAGAGACGGATCGTTACCGTCATGGTCCACCAATAAACATGTCAATGCAGGTTTGCTAACAGCACAGATATCACAGGCGTCATGTCACGCTATGACAAGGTTCAATTCCTTGATTGACACCATTAACGAGGCGATCCGGCGCCTGACTAAAGAATTTCCGGCTGAAATTTTTGCCCCTTCGTCTATGCCGGTAGGACGCCTGACTCTGAATCAGGAAACCGTGGTTCGAGTCCACGAGGGGCAGCCAAAGTTTATGCGCTTGTGGTGTAATGGCAGCCACGCTGCACTTAGAATGCAGTGCCTTCGGGCGTGGGGGTTCAAGTCCCTCCAGGCGCACCAAAATAACGGTCCGTTAGCTCAGCGATAGAGCAACTCCTTTACACGGAGAAGGTCAAAGGTTTGATCCCTTTACGGACTACCATTATACTTTGATATGAAGGAAAAAATATGGACGAAGAACTATTAGGTACTGTTAAACTTGTAGCATTTAATTATGCACCAGAAGGTTATCTACCATGTGATGGTAGACTTTTAAATGTAAATGAAGAACAAGCAATTTATGCTTTAGTTGGGAATACTTATGGTGGCACCGTCGGCCACAATTTTGCTCTTCCCAAACTACAAGCACCGATGGACGGACTGCACTACATTATTTGTATGCGTGGTCTATGGCCATCGCCGCGCATAATTTAAATGCCCAGGTGGTGAAACGGTAGACACACCATCTTGAGTAGGTGGCGCTTAATTGCGTGAGGGTTCAAATCCCTCTCTGGGCACCAATTATTAGGAAGAAAAGCGCACTGACCCGAGCCTATTGTCTGTATTGGCTTTGAAGGTTATCCCTCTCTTCCTCGGCTCCCGAGATTCAGACCCTCGGAGTACGAATATCAGTGTGTAGCTCAGTGGTAGAGTGCTAGTTTTGGAAACTAGAAGTCGCAAGTTCAATCCTTGTCACACTGACCAATCAATGCGGGTAAGGTTATGGCAACCAATCAGATTTCCAATCTGCAGGAGACCGGTTCGATTCCGGCTACCCGCTCCAATTCCTGACAGCCAGATGATAGCCAGGTATCATGGATTGAGTTTATATAGGTGACTATAGACATTCTATCCACGACACTGGTGACGCTCTGGCTTGACAAATACAAAATGGATCATTACAGCAACAAATTAGCATCCTTGAAATGGGCCGTGTCGGAGGTTCAAATCCTTCCTCTCCCACCACGGATACTGTTAGTTTATGACAACCTTTCTTGTATAAGATATTAATAGGCTTATATGGCGAGACAATTGGGTATAAACTAGCGTGCAGTATCTTTGATGGGAGAGTAGCTCAGGTAGTAGAGCAGGTTACGCAAAAAGTTGATCCAGAAAAATAATGGTTGACATCCTTACAGAATCAGTATATATTGATTATATAAGGAAAGGAACCGAACATGAACCAATACATCTTCGAAAAAGCTTCCGATACTGCAATCCGTGTACTTTGGATTGAGTCTGATGAAGACGGTCGTAGATCGGTCGCCAATATCATGGAAATGTCTCATGATGGTTCTAAAGAAAGTCTGAAAGTCACCGTCAAATGTCTTTATGAAATGATGTTTATCGGTGAACAATCAGGTGATGAACTTGGTTATAAGGTTGAAGTTGCTTACAAAGACTATGATGCTTCTCTTGAAGGTAAAGCTCGTAAGCAATCTTCGAAGGAAATTAACGTGATTACCGAACAACTTTTCGGTTGACAAACACACAGAATCAGTATATGGTAAACTTAATAACCGCTCTTTGACAATTTAGAAAAATAAACATAATAAATTACAGACTTTATTATTGAAGGAACAGACAAGTAGCGTAAGGTGTAAATGGATGCACGGCCTTTGCTGGCAGGGACAGTTCGAATCTGTAACACAAAAGTTAGGATCAAACGTTGGTTGCAAACAGCGTCCTCGAATAGGATTAATTACCCTATAGCGTTCTTTCAATTATAAAGTTTATCCGTGTGTAGCGCAGCCTGGTAGCGCATCTGGTTTGGGACCAGAGGGTCGGGAGTTCGAATCTCTCCACACGGACCAAGATTACAATGGTTGTATCTGAGTTTTAGAAGTCTAGATACGGAAATTAACAAGATGATGGTTCGCTACCTCACTCATTATTCCATTGTATTTTATATTGCGGACGTAGCTCAGTGGTAGAGCAGATGCTTGCCAAGCATCAGGTCGTGAGTTCGAATCTCATCGTCCGCTCCAAGTTTAAGGATCAATACAGCAATTTTAACAACCAGTAGATTGTAGGTTCAAGTCCTACCTTAGATCACACAAGATCTTTGTGGCCAAATGGTAAAGGCAACCGGCAAATAAATGATCCTGATATTAGAGTCTCTTAAAGAGAGACGATACCCTTGCATCGTGACCCTGAAACTGTGATGCAATATTATTTTATGGGTGGCAGTCTGGAGAGTGACAGACAAACATTTTCTGTTGACATTCGTATAGAATCAGTTTATACTAATAATATACGGAATGAAAAGGAAACACGATGAAAGTCACTTCAATCTACGGTAAAGAATTTGATATTACTGTAGGAACCGAAGTATTTGTTCCATGCCGCAATCGTGGTGGTCACGGTGCTTGGGTTAAAGTGACAAAGGTGAATAAAATGTCTTTTAAAGGTGTTGAAGAAAAAGGTTCATACACACCAGGTACCAATTGGTCAGTTCATAAAGACTCGGTGTTTGCCGTTGTAGAACGACCTGAAGGTAAAGGTTGGATGAAGAATTGGATTAACGATTGACATTTCTATAGAATCGGTTTATACTAATAATATAACCGAGTACCAATTCGTTGGGGGATAGTTCAGTGGTAGAGCGCCTGACTTTGAATCAGGATGTCGGAGGTTCGAGCCCTCCTCCCCCAGCCAAATTTATATGATCATGAATAGAAAGAAAATATATGGAACTTTTAGTAATTCTAATTACAGCTGCTCTTATGGCATGGTTGAATCACTATCTTGCTACCGAACGTGGCCGTAATGCAATTGGATGGGCTGTAGGTGGTGCAATTTTTGGACTGCTATCTACAATTTTACTACTAATTCTTGGTAAAACAGAAGAGAAGCAGATTGAAATTGCAACACGAGTTGCTTCTGCTGTTAATAGCAAAGAGTAATATTTTTATCCTAGGTAAGGTGTAATGGTTGCACTCCTCACTGTGACTGAGGAAGATGAGGTTCGAATCCTCTACCTAGGACCAAATTTAGAAGATTGTACAATGGCGGTTTCGGGACACCGGTCCTACAGAGGTGATGCTCTGCGTCTAGTCAATCGGAAGCAGTTTTACGGTGTCTGCGACAAACCGATATAAATAATTCTAAAAGGATCAGTTCCGCAAACAAGCGAAAATTTCAATTTTGGTTTGAAAAACAAATGATCCTGCTTATAATGCTCGCGTACGCCCCACCGCTACGAACGGTGCCAAAGCTAACTGGAGGTAAGATGTAGGTTCGAGTCCTATCGCGAGTACCAAAATCCAAAGGCTCTGCAAACATCGAAGCATCCTTTACGGTTGTAGAGACCGCTCTGCAAAGGTGTGACACCAGGGAGAGACCGACCAAATATAAATAATTCTATCCAACATGAAAGATAGTTTAATGTTTCAAGCTTTTGTGATTATCTGTGCTGCAAGTACTACATTTCAAATATACGAAGACATGTGTTTTTTTTCAAATGATACATGGGGTCCATATAAAACAGAAGAAAATTGTGGTATTCGAGCTAGACAGATGGTTTTGGAAGTGACAGAAGGTTCATTAAATGAGACAACATTCTTCGTGCTTGGTTTCCCTGAACAAATTTATGCTGAAGGGTTTTGTAAAAAACTTGATGAAGATCCAGAAGCATAAGTAAAAGAATTGTTGACATTTTGAAAATATTGTGGGCAAAGTCAAAAGAGGTATTGGTTCATATTAAATAAAAGGATCAGTTCAGTAAACAATCTGGATAAAAACAAATCTTCAAAATTTGAATAAGTGGTTCAATTCCACAATTGATCCTGTAAAGACCCAAGGATGGGTTCAGCAAAAAAGAAAGCAACAAACATTTAATTTGTAAACGCTCAAAAACCATCCTGACTAATGCCCCTATGGTGAAATTGGCAGTCGCGGCAGACTCAAAATTTGTTTCCGAAAGGAGTCCCGGTTCGAGTCCGGGTAGGGGCACCACCAAATACATGTTTCTGTAATTCAGCGGTAGAAGGGCACCCCAGCTATGATGGTAAGATACACCGAAAAAGAACTGGCTCTGCGGGACGTGGGTTCGAATCCCACCAGAAACCCCATAGCAATAATGCTAGCAACCCGCAAGGAGAATTAAAAATGAGTTACCGTAAACTTGAAGTAGACGGCAATGTGTTCGAGTATTCCATTGGAAAAACTCACACGAAGATCAGAGGTGTTGGTGCATATCAAAACAACGAGGTTGGATACGTAATATCGGACCGCGAAGTTCGCGTCCGCCCGAGTGACATTGCAACCTTCATCAAGCAAAATAAATTGAAAGTAAAAAGTGAAAACACTAGATGAAAAGCGTGAGTTCTACGAGAACTGTGCTGAAATACTAAAAATAGATCATAATTACCATGATCCTGTTCCTAGAAGAACAAGATGGAACACGAGGTTTCTTGGTAATGGCCGTTACCCAGGTTTCGGTCTAGTCCAATGTTTCGGTTCTTCTGTGAGAGTGGTAAGTAAACATGGAACTAAATTGTTTAAAACATACGAAGAAACATACGAATATCTGAAAAGAATCGGTTGACATTTCACAATTTTGGTATATATTAATAATATAAACACAAACAAAGGAAACCAAATGAAAAATCTCGCAGTTGCTTTTAAAGTTCCAGCAGTTTTTGTCTCCATGCACGAGAAAACTCTTCTAGTCCCTTCAATGGTTCTATCGACTCTTTCTATCTGTATTTTGACCACGTTCCTTCCGCAGTTGATGCCTCTCTGGATGCAACTTGCGACAGTGCCGAGTAAATGAAATGAAAAAAGTATTTTTGGTGCTTGCAGTCACACTATTTCCAATGCAAGCACCTGCACAGACATCATTTAGCACTTCAAATAGTGTTTCACAATTTGCATCAAACATTGGATCAAAGGTTACAATTCAACTTAGGTCTGATACTCCTTCTTCAAGTCGTGGAAATTTTTTACAAACATTTTCATATAACAACGGTGTGACCAATTTCAACCGAAGTTTTAATATTACTGGTAGTACAAACTTCAAGATTGATTCACAAATCAATAGTACTACAACTACATTCACAAACAACCCGAAGTTCAAGTGGTAATAAATAATTGAAAGACATAATCATGACTAATCCAATTCAGCGTTACATTGATACTCCAAAGGCGGGTCGTCTTGCACCTCAACCTAATATGGATCTTGGTGTAACACATATTGTTAAATGGTTGCTTCGTTTGAAGTAAACAATAATGCTGATGTAGCACAGCGGTAGTGCACTTCATTGGTAATGAAGAGGTCATGAGTTCGATCCTCATCATCAGCACCAAAACAAAATTTCAAGTTTGTGTACAGCAATCAATTAAAATCATAGCATAGGTCGTAAGCTTCGGCAACAAGATCACAACAGTTTTCGATTTTCTGTCCAAAAAAGTAGACACACAAACTGTTAATGATCCCGTAGCTCAGATGGTTAGAGCATGCTCTCTAAAAGCAAATGTCGTGGGTTCGAGTCCCACTGGGGTCACCATAAATTTCAGTGCTGAATGTGACGGCCAACTTAATATTAGCTCTCAGAGAGTCTCTGATATTAAGTGCTGAAACGCGAGCGGGGAGTGTTCACATACCCGAAACTTAACACTAAACGAAAGGGTAATACAATGTCTTTATAGGTTGAACTGAGGTGTGATGATGTGGTTTTCCACTTCAACAAGAAACACCTCGAAGATTCTAGCATACCGATGTGGGTGCTAAAAGCAAAAGGACAAACCTACTATGTCAATCATGTTGACTGTAACAAGTCCTGGAGCACAAAGGAATCACCTGATAACCCAAGTACCAAAGGTGCTATCAAGGTTAAAAAGTGTATTCTGAAAATTGACGGTGATCATAATGCGATCATTGAAGATTGGGCACCTCCCTAACAGTAGTTTGAATATTAACACTACCAATGTTACAAATCAAATCAATGTTAGGAGAACATAATGTCTATTGAACTAAAAGTAAAATCAAAGCACCTCAGTGTTGAAGCACGTATCATTCGTCACGAAGAGAACAAACTCAAGCGACAAATTGAATGGAAAAAGCAGAATGAGCAAGACCAAGAAGCTGAACGAAGCCAATGGTTCTCTCTAAACGAACACCGTCGATGGAACGTACGTAATGAGAATAGAGCAACATTTCTTGCCCGAGCTTACATCGCTGGTAAAGCATACAAGAATGTAGAACAGAAGAGAAAATATGATCGTGAAAATTTGTTTTACCAAAACATACTTCCTCGAGTTCTCACACTTGTAAAGAAATACTCTAACCCTAATCTCGATCTAAAGCATATCACTGCTTGGGTTGATGTAGACTAAAGAGTCTTACTGCTCTTAAATCAGTAAGTGGTCGGAGCGAGATTCCTGGGCATGAAGTAAAACTGCCCATTTATAGTTTTTGCTAGTGTAGCATAGAGGTAGTGCAACTGTCTCGTAAACAGTAGGTCGTGAGTTCAATTCTCACCACTAGCACCAAATTTGAGGTAAGTAAAGTCTGAATACGCCGGATTGGTACCCGTAGGCATAGGTTCAGAGCAGATCGGCCAATCTGCAAAAGGAGCATGGGCACCACACTTTGTGGAGATACCGCACCTGCCTCAAACTTTTATGTTGACATATCCACGTGGTAGTATATACTAAATAAGTGATAAACAATATAACCTAAAGGAAATACATTGGGTAAAGCATCCGACTACAAAATTACGTCGTATTACAGCACTCTTGCACCAACTGTTGAAAAGTTTCAAATTATCTATGCTGGTAAACCATATGGCACATATAAGACATATGATGAAGCAGCTTCAGCGGTTAAAAGTTTAGTAAAAGATGCGTGGTTTTTTGACCGCGGATATACAAGAAAAGATCGAGCTGCCTGGTAAAAGGATAAATATATCTGAAGGTTAATTTGGGGGGTGAGAACTAGAGGGGCTCTAGGACCGCCTGCTAAGCGGATCGTGCCACTAATACTGGTATGGGAATCGTACTCCCCCGCCCCCGCCAAACTTTGGAGATATTCGATGTTTACAAACGAATTTGACTTTGATGAAACTGTGACAACCATAATGGACGAAGGTGCCGATTATGAAGATGTCCAGGTTATGATAACAGACGACCAAGTTTTTATTAGACAATGGGATGATGATAGAGAAAAATATGAAATTATCTGTATGAGTCCAAAGATGTATTTTGAACTGCAGGAAGCAATGAAGCACCCCGTGGGTTTATTTATTGTTGAACTATCACAAAAGATTAAAGCGAAAAAAGGTTTGTAGTAGCAGTTAATAATTTTCTTTTCTTTGCTTCTTTAGATTTTGTATGAACATAATTCCAATCTTCTTTATTTCCATTTTGTGCATAATAAAAGCTTTTTTCAATCATTATTGAATTACCATTTTTATCAATACATGGAATGTTACCTCGAAACGGATTATCATCGGTAAGGTTTCTCTGAAGTGTAACAGGATGGGGAATACCCTTTCTACTTATTCTAGTAGAATTTCTATTTTTAGATTGTAAATTATGAGTTCCTTTTTTAACTCTATTTAATTGAATTTTTCTTTGAACTTCAGAATTTTGAAAATTATGTTTACCTTCGTTTAAAAGTTTTTCTTGTTTTCCGCCATTGCCAGATTCTGGCATTAAATTTGCCCACTCTTTAGATTTAACAATATTCCAAATTTTACTAAAAAATAATCCAGTTTGTTTTAGCTCATCTTTATCTTCAGTTACTAGAAGTATTTGCGTAGTGTAATCAGTACCATACTTTTTAAGATGTCTCAACCAATATTTACCTGATCCCGTATATTTGTATGGATCTTCATTGATTGTTTTGCCTAAATATTTTAGACCAGTTTTGTTGTGTGTTTTGACGTATAAATATATCATGCTGGAACTCCTTATGTTTCTAGTGTAGTTGGGATGACCGCCAAGAAATCCGCGAGCTACAATTATATTTATATAAAAAGGGTTTGTACTATAGGCCGAAATTCTGAAACCCTGGAATACCCAAAACACATTCATTGTGGATCGCCAGTAAGCGGCCCGTCAAGACACACAACAAAACTAGTCTATTTTTCCCTGTAGTATAATGGCAGTGCACCGTCCTGACTCGACGGAGGAGAAGGCTCGATTCCTTCCAGGGAAACCATCTAATTATAAATAGCCCATAACAATCACCCTCATAATGGAGACTACAATGGATAAAACTGAATTAGTTGAAAAGCTAAAAATGATACTTGCATCATCATTTTCACTCTATCTTAAAGCACATAATTATCACTGGAATGTCACTGGACCAAATTTTAGTGAATATCATGCTTTCTTTGCTGGTTATTATGAATCAGTTCACGATTCAGTTGATGTTTATGCAGAATTGATCCGTACAATGAGTTCATTTGCACCAGGTTCTTTGAAAAGATTTTCTGAACTTACAATAATTTCAGATGAAATTGCAATCCCAAGTCCAAGATTTATGTTTGTAAGACTTGCATCTGATAATGGCCTTGTATTGGATGAATTAAGATCAGCACATGCCATGGCAGATTCTATGAATGAAATTGGTATCTCTGCTACACTAGAGACACAAATCCAATTCCATGAAAAAATGCAGTGGCAACTAACCGCATTTGCAGAATAATAACACGGGCGCCAAGAGCGCCCGTTAAACTTTCAGTTGACAAATACCCCGAATCAGTTTATATTAATACTATAACCGAATGAGGAACTGAAATGACTGCTTTTGCTACTACTGAACGCCCTGCCGTCGGCGAAGTCAATGGACTTGTAAACGGTATTGCATATCATAATACTCGACATGAACAAAAAGGCGGAGTTGATACAGTTGATTGGACCGAACCTGGTCTTGAAATCACTCGTCTCCGCCTTCTTTCAGATCCTGGGTTTCCTGCATGGGATGTTTCCTATTGTCATGGTCTCCTGAATGGGCGACATGTCGATGTTCAACTTCCATTCTCGCAACTTCCAAAATATGGCAAAGGCGGCGCCAAAGCTGCTCTCTACAAAGAGGCCAAAGCTACTGGTAAGTTCATCAAAGGTCTTTTCAATGTGTCAACTCTCTGCTAAAAAATTTATCACATTAATTTAATCAAGAAAGGAATCCAATACTGGATGGAAAATTTAGTACACGATTATATAAAAAATAATAACTTTGATCGTCCTACTTTAATTATGTCACTTGAAAATTTAGAAACTAATTACAACGGTTTTAAAGCTGGAATGCCTTCGTGTCATGTACATTATGCAGTGAAAGCAAATCCTCATCCAGAAATCCTTTCTAAATTGCATAGTCTTGGTTCAAAATTTGATGCAGCATCTGCAGGTGAAATAGACATGTGCCTAACAGCAGGTGCATCTCCATCCAATATCAGTTTCGGTAATACAGTTAAAAGACCTCAAGACATTAAATATGCATATTCAAAAGGTATCAAACTATTCGCAGTTGATTCTATAGAAGAAGTAGAAAAGGTTGCTGAACACGCACCTGGTTCTCAAGTCTTTGTCAGAGTTCTTGTCAGAAGTACTGAAGCAGAATGGCCTCTAAGTCGCAAGTTTGGTTGCAGTTCAAGTATGGTTCCTCAAGTTATGGAAGCTGCAAGAGATGCTGGTCTAGAAGTTGCTGGTTTAAGTTTTCATGTTGGAAGTCAAACTAGACATCCTCATATGTGGCTTGATACTTTGGATTTTGTTGAAAGTATCTGGAATTACAGCAAGGAACAAGGCTTTGATCTTTGGCTATTAAATGCAGGTGGTGGTTTCCCTAGTTATTATGGGGTTGACATAACAGATTCGGTAGAATATTGTGAAACACTAAACAAAGAAATCTATGATCGGTTTGCTGGACTGAAATATCTGATGATCGAACCAGGTCGTGGAATGGTTGCAAATCTAGGATCTATTGCATCTGAAGTACTTCTAGTCTCTACAAAGACACCTGGTGATCCAGTAAGATGGTTGTATCTAAATATCGGAAGATTTTCTGGTCTTGCAGAAACAGAAAAGGAAGCTATCAAGTATAGGTTCTTTATTCCTGGTAAAGATGCGGATGAGAAAATTGAATACATTATTGCAGGACCTACCTGTGATAGTGCTGATGTGCTTTATGAAGAACATAAAGTTCTATTATCAGAAAACTTAAAATGTGGTGATAAAATCATCATTGATAATACAGGTGCTTATACTACTACATACAGCACTGTAGCATTTAATGGGTTTCCACCGCTTGAAGTAATTGTAATTTAAGAATAGTGCCTCTGTAGCTCAACTGGATAGAGCTTCCGCCTTCGAAGCGGCAGGTTGTGGGTTCGAATCCTGCCAGGGGCACCATTTTCTAGTTGACAATTCAGTATAGTTAATATATACTGATTCTAACAAACAAGGAGTAAATTATGAATGAACAGCGCTATTATTGCTTTCCAGATATTCACGGTTGTAGTGATCTTCTGAGAGATGCGCTTTCATTTGTTTACAAGCAAAATCCAAATGGTGGTAAGATTATCTTTCTCGGTGACTATATTGACCGTGGACCAGATAATCTTGGTGTTATTACAACTATTATGAATCCACCAGAAGGCTGGGAATTTGTAACATTACTCGGAAACCACGAGGAAATGTTCATTGATTCTTATTTTCATGGCACACCATTCTATGATCCTAGAGCTGCTAAAGATATTGCAGGCTTTAAACAAGATGAATTTGTGATTTATGAACACGTCCGTCAAGGTATTGATCGGGCTATTATGGAGTGGATGTATAATTTAAAGATATGTCACATCGAAGATAAAAATGTCTTTGCACATGCATTCTATGATGATACTATTAGCCCAGAAGATCAAGTCTCTAGCAAATGTGTTTGGACCCGTATGGATGATTGGATGAAGTTCCCTAACAATAAACAAGGACTCTATTTGACTCACGGGCACACTCCACGTAAGCATGGTCCTGTGAAGTCTCCAAATAGAACCAACCTTGACTGTGGTGTTGTTTTCTATGGACGGTTGGTGATAGCTGAATATTACAAAGATGTTCAAGGACCTGTAGCATTCCATGAATTTACAACCTAAAATTTTGAATGCAAGAGAAGTTGGTACAAAACTAGAAGGTTCTGTATATTGTGGAAGACCATCTAAGTATGGAAATCCATTTAAGACAGGAATAGACGGTAATAGAACTGAAGTTATAGAAAAGCACCGAATATGGTTTTTATCAAACCAACCGTTAATAGACCAAGCAAAGAATGAATTGCGAGGAACAAATTTAATCTGCTGGTGTGCGCCAAAGTCATGTCACTGTGATATAATTTTGGAAGTAGCAAATCAAAGTGATCTATTCGGCTTTATGTAATAAATAAATTCGAAGTTTCCACCTATCGGTAGAGACTCAATCGAGGTTTTGGTGATTGAGCCAGCGTAGCAAATCAATCACTATTATAACTGAAGGGAGATAATGAGGTGACGCAATGTTTAAACAAAAACAAATCGAAGAATTAGTTAATCTTTTATATGGTCTTACTGCCGATACAAAAATTTACATTGGTACTGACTCTGTTCGTTTTAGAAAAGAAGGTCGTTGGTATGCAAAGTTTGCAAGTGTTTGTGTCGTCCACAAGAACGGTAATAAGGGCTGTAGAGTCTTTACATACCGTTCGATTGAACCAGACTATGACTTAAAGAAGAATCGTCCTTCATTACGACTGATGAATGAAGTCTACAAATCTTGTGAACTTTACAATCAACTCGCACCTTTTATTGATGAATTTGATGTCGAAATTCACGTCGACGTAAATACTGATCCCAAGCATGGTTCAAATTGTGTTGCTACACAGGCAGCAGGATATGTTCTTGGAGTGACTGGTGTGGAAGCAAAGATGAAACCTGACGCTTGGTGCGCAAGTTTTGGTGCAGATCACTATGTTAACAATTTTAATGTAAATTAATGGTTGACATATTCGGATGGATAGTATATACTGATTCTATAAGGTGAATAAAGGAACCGAAAATGACAACTATGAAGCTCCTGTCTCTCTGCGACGGCATGTCCAATATGGCTGCCACCCACTCGAATGACAAGATCTCGAATGCCCTTGCTCGGGTATCTCGTAAAATTGAGTCTATCGGAACCACAAAGTTCGCACCTGAACTTGATGAAATCGACATGAAGGTGGTTCAGTTCTATCTTCAACACAAGTAAGTGTTGCTTTATTGTAACACTTACTTCTATATTTAAAATGTACTATTTACTTTTTCTAAAAATGTAATATATAGTACATATAGGTGAAATAAAGGCTATACAATGATCAAAACCATTCTTGCTACCACAGCTATTTTGTGTGGTGCTTCCACCGCCTGTGCAGATGGTTATAATTCTCGTCAAGGTATTGTAGTTGATGTAGAAGCCGTATATAGCACAGACTATACATATAAAACTCAAGAACAATGTTTTGAACAACGAATTCCAATTTATGGAAACACACAAGGTTCGACTGGAGATGTTCTTGCGGGTGCACTTATTGGTGGTGCTATCGGAAATCAATTTGGATCAGGTGACGGTAAAGATGCCATGACTGTTCTTGGTGCAATTGTTGGTGCTGATACTGCCGGTCGTAATCGCCGGGCTGTTGTAGATTATGTCTATGAATGGCGGTGTGAACTTGTGGAAATTCCCCAAGAAACTCGAATGTTTCACCACTATCAAATAACATATGAAGTTGATGGTAACTATTATCGAGTAAATACCGATAGAATCTTTGAAATTGGTCAACGAATTACAGTAGAATGAATAATACAATTTTGAATAAAGAAGTTGCTCAAATTATTTACGAGCAAATTGACCCATGGATATTTCAAGCACCCGAAAAAACAAAAGATGATATTTTTGTTGATATTGAACAAGATATTAAGAGTGGAAAATCACTACCTCTAGAAAAAGATGGTTTTATCTTATACATTGTTCCGGAAACAAAATGGCTTGCAAGAGTACACATGTTTGCAAAAAACAATAGCCCTATAAAATCACTAAAGGCAGGTATATTCTTGACTGATTTAATCTTTAATAATTCTAAGGTAATGAAATTATATGGTATCACACCACTAAAATCTATGGTAAAAGTTTCCGAGAGAATCGGATGGAAACATGAAGGTACTATCACGAAATCCTTTATGACAAAAGAAGGTGATCTCAAAGATCAATATGTCTTTGGTATTACACGTGAAGAAAATAAACAATGGAGAGAAATAAAATGAAAACTATTATCCTTACCGCCGCGCTAGTTCTAGCTTCTACCGCTGTATTTGCTGCCGATTTTGAAAATAACAGCGTCGATCTTGTACTTGAGCGCGACAATATGACTTTTGGAATTTCTTCGACTGCTGGTCAAGCTAATGATCTTTCAGTTACTGTAACCGTACTTCCATATTCCGTAATGGGTGCAGATGCTGATCTAACTTTTGGTGCAAAGTATGGTATCCAATCAGAAGATATTACACTCACCGCAGCATATGGCCTTTCCAAAAATTTCGGCCAATTGAATGTATACGGTACCGCTGAAGCTGAATATACCATTGCATCTGGCGCTAATGAAGGTGCATGGGATGCCACTCCTACCGTTGGTGTCGGTTATCGTGTAAATGATAAACTTTCTGCTTACAGTCAAGTGTCATATACTTGGAATGCGAGTACCGATTGGACACAAGAAGGTGGTTCTGTAGAAGCTGGCGCACGTTACGCACTTAGTGACAATATTGCACTTACACCAAGTGTAGCACATAGCTTTGATACTGGTGCAGATGAAACCAATCTAAATCTTAAGCTTGCCCTTCAATTCTGATTCTATAACAAGGTTTGGTTCCCATAAATAAACCCGTGAGAGGCCTATGGTTAGCCTCTCATTTTTATATGGAGGTTCTTATGGGTATAAAAGCTGGAAAAATTTGGGGAAATACCGAATTAATACACGCAAACGGTGTTCTTGAGTTTCATAGAATTGAATTTAAATCAGGATTTAAATGCAGTGAACACGAACACAGATTTAAATGGAATGGATTCTTTGTTGAATCTGGTAAAATGCTAGTTCGTGTATGGCAAGATGCTGATCAAAAAGGCTTGGTTGATGAAACTATTCTTGGTCCAGGTGATTTTACACAAGTCAAACCCGGCAAGATTCATCAATTTGAAGGACTTGAAGATGGTGTTGCATTTGAATTATATTGGGCTGAATTTAATCATGATGATATTGTCCGCCGAAGTATAGGAAGTGAAATTTAAATTAATGATTATTATAGCAGGACCTTGTCAACACGAAAGTTTAAAACAATCATTAGAAATAGCAAAACATTGTTCTGATATATGCCGTAAGTACAATATAGATTATTATTTCAAAGCAAGTTTTGATAAAGCAAATAGAACAAGTATAAATGGTAAAAGAGGACTAGGTATTTCTAGGACTATTGATGATTTTAAGAAAATAAAGCAAGATTTACAAGATATTAAAATAGTTACAGATATTCATGAACAAGATCATATTTCTTATATTAAAGATACTGTTGATGTAATACAAATACCTGCATTTTTATGTCGACAAACGGATTTAATACTTGCTGCTTGTGAAACAGGTAAAATAGTAAATATCAAGAAAGGTCAATTTCTGGCACCTTGGGATATCTCAGGAATACTTTCAAAAACAGCATCTGCAAAAGAAGTCTGGATAACTGAAAGAGGTACTAGTTTTGGTTATAATAATCTAGTAGTTGACTTTACTGGTATGCAATACATATTAGATAATTTTAATACTAAACTCGTATTTGATGCTACACATTCTGTTCAAAGACCTGGTGGCGCTGGAGATTCAAGTTCTGGTAATCGTAATTATGTACCAGGTCTATGTAGAGCTGCTAGCGCTATAGGTGTTTCTAATTTCTTTTTAGAAGTACACCCCGACCCTGATAATGCACCTTCTGATGGTCCTAATATGTTACATCTAGATAACTTTGAAAGTATAGTTCAACAAATTTTACAATTTCACTACGAGAAATTATAAACTTCTTGGATAGATAAATACTCCAAAATTGTTGGAGGATTAAATGGCTGATAAACCTAGACATGATTCAGAAGAAGAAAAACAAAGAAGATATGACAGAGGTTGAATTAAAAGAAGCCAATAGATACTTCTGGATTGTGAAAGGTCATCTTATCCCGGACTCTTGGCGCGAAAAAGAAATCATGAGTGTATATAATGGTTACTTTGATCGTATCTGGGGTAATCACGAAAATTGTGTACATGAATATGATTTTGAAGAAGCATATTTAAAAAGATGTAATAAATAACTATGTAGTGATGATATTCACTGAACACGTTCTGGACTCGGGGGCGGTACCCGAATCGTCCACCACAGATACCGGTCAGTTTATGGAACCCTTGGATGTATGAAGCATTGCTATCATATGGCGAGATAAGTTTATGTAAACAAGACGATCGGTATCTTTGCTGGGCGATAAATAGGATCGACAGGCGCACTAGGCAGGATGGAGCTACCCGGCGAAAGCTCGGTTAACGCAATAAAATAAGAAATGCAAATGAAAATTTCGCACCTAAGGCTTTTGCTCTAGCAGCATAAGTACTGTGGGTTGGCAACTTACCTAGAAACAGAAAAGTTGCATCACACATCACACAACATAGAAAGGTCTATTATGACATATGTAAATTTTCCAAAACTCCCAAACCAACAAGTAAATATTCTCCCGCATACAACACTTACTGTTTCAAAACCAACTGTATCACTTGCTGATGCGTTCAAGCCGAAACGCGCGGGTACAAAAACCTCTCATATTATCTTTGTTCTAGACGATTCTGGCTCAATGCAGTCCTGTCGTGCTGCAACGATCTCTGGCTATAACGAGTACCTACAAGCACAAAAGAAAGACGCAGTGGAGACGGGGATTCCAACCTTTGTTTCCCTTTATAAATTTGACGGTTCGTCTGTCAACAGTGTTTTCAGTCGTGTTACTGTAGATGAAGTTCAAGATCTTAATGAAAAAACATATGATCCACAAGGTACCACAAACCTTTATGATGCCATTGGTGGTGTCATGATGCAGATCAATAGTCAACTTTCTGCAAACAAGAAAGCAGATCGTGACTCTATCATTATCACTATCTTGACTGATGGTGCAGAAAATGCTTCCAGAACTTTCAATAATACTACAGTCAAACAAATGGTGGAAAAAGCAGAAGGTAAAAACTGGGGCTTTATGTTCCTCGGTGCAAATATCAATGCATTTGCTGCAGGTTCTGCACTTGGTTTCAATTCCAATAATACTATGCAATATGATACCGCTTCAATGGGTAACACAATGCGTTCTGCATCTGCTATGACGTCTCGTATGAAATCAGCTTATGCGACTGGTGAATATAGTGGCCACGACGGCGTGGCAGCTCTTTATGTGGCAACTGCTTTTACTGACCAAGAACGAACTGCTTCAGTATCAAAAGATGAATAATAAGAATCCCTTCGAAGTTCGACTTGATGTTTTGAAAATGGCACAAGAAATGCTAGACAGAGAAATGTTTTTGAAAGAGCAAAAATTCAATCAACAAGTTGAGACATTGCGAACTACAGACATTGGCGGAGTAAATAATTTTGTTGAACAAAACTCTCCTACAATGTATACACCAGAAGAAGTCATAACTCGTGCTTCTGCACTTTATAACTTTGTGTCATCGTCAACAAGAAAAGGTGAAGGCTCGTAAGGGCCTTCATTAATTTTACAAAACTATAATATAGAATTTATACGGCTGTTACAATTGTAGTATAAATTAGTCCTACAGGGGAAGCAAAATGCAGGCCTCTTAATATGGAGATATTGAATGAAAACAGTAATACTAAGTGCAGCATTAATTATAGCAGCGTCTACTGCATTTGCAAGAGACAATATCCAAGTAACAGGTTCATCAACTGTTCTACCTTATGCAACCATTGCTGCCGAAGCATTTGGAGAAAACTTTGAATTTCCATCACCGGTTGTCGAAGGGGGTGGTTCAGGTGCAGGTAGAAAGAAACTATGTGAAGGGACCGGTGAAAATACGGTAGATATTGCAAATAGTTCTTCTAAGATGAAAGATGAAGAATGGGCTGCATGTGAAGCAAAAGTAGGTAAAATTACTGAAGTTCGCATTGGGTATGATGGAATTGTATTTGCATCAAATATTGATAAACTAAATATTGATGATTTAACTCCACTGCAACTATACAATGCTTTACATGCTTCTAGTACTGCGCAAAGGTGGAATGAAGTTGATCCAGCTTTACCGGATGCTAAAATTCTTGCATTTATTCCAGGAACAAAACATGGAACACGAGAAGTATTTGATGTTAAAGTTATGGAACAAGGGTGTAAAGCAGCTCTTGGAGTTGAAAAATTAGACGATGACCAAAAGAAATCCTGCACTAAAACTCGCACAGATGGCGCTGCAGTTGATATTGACGGTGACTATACCGAAACTCTTGCTCGTCTAGATGCTAATCCAGCCGCGCTTGGTGTATTCGGCCTAAGTTTTTATCAAAACAATACAAGCAAGCTTGAGGTAGCAACTATTAATGGTATATTTCCAGACGTAGAAACAATCGCAAGTGGTGATTATCCTATCAGTCGCCCATTGTATTTCTATGTAAAGAATGCACACCTCCAAGTAATCCCAGGCCTCAAAGAATACATTGCATTTTTTGTCAGTGATGAAATGGCAGGACCAAATGGAGCGCTTGTTGCATACGGTTTAGTTCCTGATCCAGAACTTGCTGCAACACAAGCAGCAGTTGCTGATTTAAAATAATTTCACTGTAAATTATAAATAGAAGAGGGGATGAATGTCTCCTCTTCTTATTACATTTATACAACTGGGAAAAATTAAATAATGGCAAATAAAACAAAAAAAGATAAAAAAGGTCTTAAAACTAAAGCATCTAGTGACTTCACAGCTGGTACGGATATTAATCCACGAGCAAGTGCAAGTGTAAACAAAGAGGTAACTACTGAAACTACGGTCGGCGGAGTTAATTTAGAAGCTCATGCAGGTGCCGAAGCACATGCGACAGCAGGAACAGAAATAACTAATACAAGTGCTGCTGCATCTGCCGAAGTAGGTGTAAGTGCAGAAGCAGGAGCAAGTGCAACTTATGGTGACACATCAGTAGAAGCACATGCAGGTGCCGAAGCACATGCGACAGCAGGAGCTCAAGCAGGATTTACAGATGGTAATGCATATGCACAAGTCGGTGTTGAAGCGGGTGTAAGCGCAGAAGCGAGTGCTAGCATTAGTCAACAAGTTGGTGATGTTACGGTAAAAAATGAAACAACTGTTAAAGCAGAGGCAGGAGCAAGTGCTGGAGCTGACGTACAAGTTGGTAAAGATGGTGTTGCGGGTCATGCTGGTGCTGTCGCAGGTGCAAGTGTTGGTGTAGAAAATACAACCAGTGCATATGACAGTAATGGTAATGGAGCCAGTGCGGGCGCTGGTGCTAGTATAGGGGTTCAAGTAGGTGCTGAAGTCGGCGGCGGTGCCACTATGGATCATGGTGTTGCTACCGTTGGTGTAAGTGGTGAAGTTGCATTACTAGCGGGTGTTGAAGTTAATACTAGTGTCAGTGTTGATACTAAACCAGCACAAGTAGCAGTAGTAAATGTAGCAAATGATACTGCTAATGTAACTACTCAAGCTGCAACAACTGTAGTGAATACCGGAACTACTGTTGTAAATACTATTTCAGATGGTGCTAAAAACGTAGTAAAGAAACTGAAATTCTGGTAAAAAAATAAGAGGGATCAATTAAGTTCCCTCTTTATACAAGGAGACTAACATGAATAATGTAAACTTCATGATTGACTTTATACAATCCACCAAAAAACAATTTGTAAATGCAACTGTGACTGATGAAAGAATAAAGCAAGGTCTTTACAATTTTGTTGACAAACAATCAGAATTGTGTAAAATAATAACTAAGAATTTTGAAGATTTTACCAAAATTACACTCGATGGTTGCAAGGTTTCAAATATTTGCAAGCCATGAATAATTTAAAAGAATTGACACATGAACAGCACAAGAATGCTGAAAGGTCTCTTTTTGTAAAGAAATTACTCAAAAAAGAGATAACACCATATCAATATTATATCTATCTTTGTAATCAGTTCCTCATGTATACTACTTTAGAGACACATGCAACTGATGCCGGTGTTCTAATAGGTATTGAAGATATCAAGCGTGGAAATGCCATTGCAAAAGATCTAAAGGAACTCGAAAAGGAATATGGATTTGAGATTCCTATTCATTTGAAAAGTACTAGTGACTATATGCGCTATATTTACAAGATACACGAAGAGCCAGAAAAACTTTTGGCACATATATATGTTCGACATATGGGTGATCTTTCTGGTGGTCAGATTATAAAAAAATTTATACACGGTTCTGGTCAACACTATCAATTTGAGACCGATGTTAGTGAATTAAAAGAAAAAGTTCGGGCAAAGTTACATGATGGGCTTGCCGATGAAGCAAAAGTCTGCTTTAATATGATTAAAACATTCATGGAAGAATTGGAGAATAGCTTTGCCGATATGGGACCACCTAATAACGCTGCAACGTGATATCGAAGACATATTCGACAAAAATATGGTTCGATATGATGAAGAACACACCCAGCGGTTTAATCAAGCAGGATGGATTAATCGAACATGGAAGTCTGAAAAGTTTAGACGAGCACACATCGATGTTGTGGATGCGCGAGAAACCAAAAAGTTGTGGATGATGCACGTGTGTGTATTCCCACAACTGCAGTCCGGAGCTCCTATATATGGTTTCGATATTATATCGGGGCCGACAAAGATCACCGGCGCATTTCACGATTTTTCCCCAGCAAACCTTAATGACCCTGCACTCACATACTTTGCCGATGAAGTGTCTCAGTATACATGGGGTAAACAGCGAGAGTTGCCAGATTGGGCGAGAGCAATCTTCTCAGGGAATATGGTAGCAGCTGGCAACATCCAAACGGACGAAGAGTTGTATCGTCTTACATCACTAGTCATAGCAAACACGAAATGGTATGTTGAGAATATGCAGGTGATAGATGATATGCCTTCGTCGTATGCACATAATAAATATGCCCACTATCAAAAACAAAATCCCCATACACCTCGAACTATGAAGGCATTAGGTCTTGACGAGCAAGACGTTGATTTCTTTGTAAGCAAGTGTTTATTTCCCGAGATTATTTAAATGGTAGATACTGATGTTGATGCCTATCAGTCTTATTCGCATTTAAGACATTGGTACAATAAACTTTGGTTATCTGAACAACTTGGTTATAATTGCGGGCCTGCGGGCATAGCACCAAAAACTTCTGGATTTTATATCACTCGACCCATGATAAATTTATTGGGTATGGGTGTCGGAGCGAAGAAAATATGGATTGACACTGATGATTGCACTAAAGTACCACCTGGTTATTTTTGGTGTGAATGGTTTTATGGTAATCAGTATTCAGTGACATATCAATGGAAGGACTATCCTGGTGGATGGGAGCCAATATCGTGCTGGCAAGGTATTAAGGAAGATGAAAACCTTTCAAAATTTACAAAGTGGATTAGAACAGATTTTTACCCTAATATTGGAATAATGTTTCATGAACTAGCAGATCTTGATAAGATTAATATAGAATATATTGATGATAAAATAATCGAAGTACATTTAAGAACATCACCTGATCCAGACTACAATGAACTGATACCTGTTTGGAAGGGCGATGAGGAAGTAGTTGACAAATATACAAAATTAGGTTATAGTTATATTATTAACTACGATGGTGCCGCCGGGTTTTTAGATCTTCCCAGGATCGGTTTTTTAGTTAAAAATTAATGGAAGGAAAGTTATGCTATTAAAAACTATATTTAAAGAAAGCGATCACGGTCAATATCGTGCAGAAATTCATCAAGAAACCGAAACAGACTATTACATAGAGTATTATAGTCCAGCCGGAAGTATTAAAAAAGTACCATATAAAAATTCTTCAGTCTTGTTTGTCGAAAGTATGGCATCTAATTGGTTAGGCTCAATTCAGGTTCTTAACGGATGATAGAAACACAAACTCCTGAAAAGATTCATTTTGAAATTGCAAGAATGCTTTCAATGGGAGTTCCCTATATTGATGCATTGGTTGAATATGCCAAAACACGAAATGTTGAAATAGAAACAATTGCAGAAATTGTGAAAAAATCAACTGTAATGAAAGAAAAGATTAGATCCGAAGCTATTAATATGAAATTGGTGAAAAAAGATAAAAATGACAATAAACTATGCGACTGATGAATCGTTTCGTGTTTATGTCGATTATCTGGCACTGAAGCGACATTTTACTACTGATAGTTACGATTACCAAAAATATAATGGAAAAGTAAGAGCATCATTTGATAGTTTTTCCACTAGAAATGATGTTTTCTTTTTCTATAAACTATCAAAGAAAAAAGATTGGCATAATATGATATTGGCTAATATACTTAAAAACCCAAACATCTGGGTAAGAGAAATATTAGAAGAAAATGCCGAAACTATTTTTGCTGAATGGGAAGGCAGAATTGACTCAATAACATACATATTCAAAAATGATCTCTCTAGATTAAAAGAGAATTATGCAGAGAATTTTATCCCTGTTAATGGTCAGCACCCATATGTAATATCACTATATTTACAAAACAAAATATCCATTGAAACGTTTACAATTTTAGCAAACATTTCAAATGTTTATGAACGATGGTCAAAGGAAGTAGTTGACAAAATCGTGGCAGGTGATATTATTAGACTATCCAAAAAATATTATCCATTTTTGGAAATAAATCGAAAAAAATTTTCAGATATTGTCAAAGAACACTTTTTCGAGTAATAAATAAACTCGTAATGATAAAATAAACATTACGATACATTGTAAACAATTGCATATAATGCTATATAAGGAGAAACACTATGGCTGTAGATTTTCAAGCACTAAAGAAGAACCGTTCAAATTCACTCGAGAAACTGAACCAACAGCTCACAAAAATCAGTTCCAAATCATATGCCGATCCAAATGAAGGTAAATATTGGAAACCGACTCGAGACTCAGCAGGTAATGGTTTTGCGATTATTCGCTTTCTAGACTCACCAGAAGGCGAGGATATGCCATTCGTACGTCTATGGGACCACGGGTTTAAAGGTCCTGGTGGTTGGTATATCGAAAATTCACTTACGACAGTTGGTCAACCAGACCCAGTATCTGAACTAAATACCAAACTATGGAATGTGAGTACTGACGATAGTGCTCCAGAACGTAAACAAGCACGTGACCAGAAACGCAGACTTCATTACATCTCTAACGTATATATCGTTAAGGATTCTGGCAACCCAGAAAATGATGGCAAGGTATTCTTGTTTAAATATGGCAAGAAGATCTGGGACAAACTCAATGATCTTATGAATCCTTCATTCGAAGATGAAAAGCCTGTTAACCCATTCGATCTATGGGAAGGTGCTAACTTCCGATTGAAAATCCGGGTGTTTGAAGGTTATCCAAACTATGATAAATCTGAATTTGATTCATCGTCTGCTTTCTTCGAAGATGATTCTGAAATTGAAAGAGTATGGAAACAATCACATTCTCTCAAGGATGTCATTGATCCAAAGAACTTCAAACCATATGATGAACTAAAGGCAAAACTTCATCGTGTACTTGGCATTGTTGGTGCTGATGCCGATCTTCGCTCCAATGCTGCGTCTTCAGCAGAGGAAGATCTATATGGTGAACTCGATATGAGTAAAGCACAGGCCCCTAAAAAAGAGACACCTGCAGCTCCAATGAAAGAACAAGCCGCTTCAACTGACGAAGATGAAGATGATCTAGAGTTCTTCAGAAACCTTTCAAAGACCTAAAATCACAACTTAAAGATGGAGAGGGTTAATTCCCTCTCCAATTAACATTCACTCGATTCAATCGAGTTTATTGTATACTTTAATGAGAGGATATACACATGAAAAAAGAGGCTAAAATAGAAGACTTTGATTTTGGTTTTAGTTTTGCTGATGAAGAAGTACATGAGGTCAAGGAAAGCCTAGGGGCAGTTATCCGCGGTGATAAAGAAAAAATAGAAGATTTAGAAGATAGACTCAAACTTCTATATTCATCAATTATTCCTTTCTTGGATAATCTTTGTAAAAATCCAGAAAAATCAACAATACATTGGCCAAACAGAGTTGAAAAAATCCAAGAATATAAAGAAAAATTAAAACGAATTGTAGAAGGAATTCATAGATGAGTCTATTAGAAAAAATGTTAAAAGCAGGTAATATCAAAGCTGCATCAGTACTTTCCAAATCAACATTCTTTAACGCTAAAGATATAATCCCTACAGATCTTCCGATCTTAAACATTGCATTCAGTGGTTCACTTGAAGGTGGTTTGCTACCAGGTCTAACAGTAGTTGCTGGTGCTTCGAAGAGCTTTAAAACCATGCTATCACTATATTGTATGAAAGCATATCTTGATAAGTATAAAGAAGGTGTTGCTATTCTTTATGACTCAGAATTTGGTATCACGCCCGATTATCTTGAAAGTTTTAATATTGATAGTAACCGCGTTATTCACATACCACTTGAAAATGTTGAACAGCTTAAATTTGATATTGTCCAACGTCTACAAGAAGTAGATAAAAAGGATAATGTCTTTATTATGATTGACTCTATCGGTAACCTTGCTTCCAAGAAAGAAGTAGAAGATGCAGAAAATGAAAAGTCAGTTGCTGATATGTCACGTGCAAAGAGTCTAAAATCTTTGTTCCGCATTATCACTCCGCACTTGACTACAAAGAATATCCCATGTCTTGCCGTCAATCATATCTATCAGGAAATGGGTCTTTATCCAAAGGCTATTGTTTCTGGTGGTTGTGTTGTTGCGGGTACTGAAATACAAACACCAGACGGGTTGAAAAAGGTAGAAGATTTTAATGTGGGTGAAAAAGTTATTACACTCAGTGGCGAGCAAATTGTGACTCACGTGTGGAACCCAGATACTCTAGAAGATGGTATGCCAGAGTGTTATGAAATTACATTTGAGGATGGTTATACAGTTACTGTTTCCGATAAGCATAAGTTTTTAGTTAATGGTAAATGGGTAGAAGCCAAAGATCTAACAGTAGGAATTGATTGCACAGTTCTTTAAATTTATAAATACAGGTATCTACTATACTGTTAACTAAGGATACCAAAATGCACTGTGTATATAAACTTACTTTTACAAAACGCAAAGAAAGAGGCGAAGAACCATATATGTATATAGGTTCTAAATCAAATTCAACACTATTTGAGGGTGTTATTTATGATAAAAGAAATAAACCATACTATGGTTCTTCGACTTATAAATTTTTTAAAGATTACATAAATGAAGATATTATTGAAACTGAAATTTTAGCCACGTTTGAAGATTATAAAGAAACATTAAAGTATGAGTATGAAATACAAAAACACTTAGATGTTGTTGCAGATACAGAATATTTTAATTTATCATTAGCATCAGTAAATACTTTTAGTGATTCAGATTACGCAACATATAAAAATACCAGAACAGGTAAAACAGTAAGGTTGCCAAGAAATCATAAAAAAGTTCTAAACGGTGAATATGTAGGTGTTTCTAAAGGTACTATTTTAACCTCAGAGGAAAGAAAGAAAAGAGGATCTTCGGGTGATAAAAATGGATTTTATGGAAAAACTCATTCTGACGAAACTAGAAGTAAAATTGCAATCGCCAATAGCAGAGAAACTAGGTCTCCTGAGAAAGTTCAAGAATGGATTGAAAATATAGCAAAAAAACCTAAATCTGAAGAACATAAAAAGAAAATAGGAAGAAAAAATCTTATTATGTTAAAAAATAAAGAAACAGGTGCAACTGTAAGAATCCATAAAGATTTATCAGATTCATATGACAAAAAACTGTGGGTTAATCCTTACACATTATCAGAAAAAAAATCCACTGGTAGCAAATGGATTAATAATGGTATAGAAAACATAAAGATAAAGTCAGAAAAAGAATTGCCAGAAGGGTGGAAGTTCGGTAGACTTTATCAGGGTTGGAATAACAACAAAAGGAAAAAAGATGAAAATATCGCAAATTAAAAGTGTAGGTAAAAAGCCTGTTTACGATTTATCTGTAAACGAAGTCGAACATTATATTCTAAGAAATGGAGTAGTAACACATAATACTGGTATCTATTACTCGGCCAACCAAATCTTTATCATCTCCAAATCACAGGAGAAAGATGGAACTGAACTCGCGGGTTTCAAATTTACTATCAACATTGAAAAGTCTCGTTATGTCAAGGAAAAGTCAAAGCTTCCATTCAGTGTATTCTTTGACAGCGGTATCTATAAATGGTCCTCACTATTTGAGCTTGCTCAAGAATCTGGACACATTATTAAACCAAAAGTTGGTTGGTATCAGACTGTGGATATGGAAACCGGTGAAATCTCTGAAAAGAGTTATCGTGCAAAAGACATTGAGAATAATGATGCATACTTTGAAAATCTAATCAAAGACAAAGTTTTTAAAGACTATGTTGAACGTAAGTTTAAATTGACTGGTGGTGGATCTGGTGGATCACAAACACGTATTGACGATGATGAAGAAGATGTTGACATCGACGAATAAGTATGTTATTATGATTTAAGACTGCTCTGATCAGCAATGATCAGAGCATAATTTGTTTCCAAAGAGGTGGTTTATGATAGAAAAGACAATTATTTCGAATCTTTTATTTAATGAAGAATTTTCCCGCAAGGTTTTCCCTTATATTAAAGATGAGTATTTCGATGAAAATACGCACAAAAAGATCTTTTCTACTTATTCGGAGTATGTAGAAAAGTATAAAGAACCTCCGTCGATTGAAGCACTTAAAATTTCCATTGACAATCGAAAAGACTTGAATGAAGATGCATATAAAGAGGTATGCAAATCTATTGATGAACTTGCTATTGATAATAATACAAATCAAGAATGGCTCTTAAGTGAAACAGAAAAATTCTGTCAAGACAAAGATCTTTATAACTCAATCCGCAAAGCAATTCTAATTCTAGATGGTCAAGATAAAGATTTTGATAAAGGTGCTCTACCTAAACTATTATCAGATTCATTGGGTATCAGTTTTGACAGCAGTGTAGGTCACGATTTTCTTGAGGATTTTGATGATCGGTATGAATATTATCACAGAAAAGAAGAGCGTCTATCATTTGACATTGATATCTTCAATAAAATTACAAAAGGTGGCCTTCCAAGAAAGTCAATGACAGTTTTACTTGCTACGACTGGTGGTGGTAAATCACTTATTAAATGTCACTTGGCAGCGACAAGTTTGATGTTCGGAAGAAATGTTTTATATATTACAATGGAACTACCCGAGGAAGAAGTTGCCCGCCGAATAGATGCTAATTTATTAGATACTAGACTTGATGATTTATTGGTATTACCAAAGGAAGTATACCAATCTCGTGTCAATAAAATCAAAAGTAAAACACCTGGTAAATTAATCATCAAAGAATATCCAACTGGTTCTGCACATTCTGGACATTTTCGGCATCTATTAAACGAACTTAGACTCAAGAAAAATTTTACGCCGGATATCATCTTTATTGACTATTTAAATATCTGTTCGTCATCTCGTGTCAAAGGTGCTGCTTCTGCAAATTCATACACATTGGTTAAATCTATTGCCGAAGAAGTTCGTGGTCTTGCAATGGAATTTGGTGTTGCTATTGTCACATCATCACAATTTAACCGTAGCGCGTATGACAGTTCTGATGTTGACTTGTCCAATACATCAGAATCCATGGGTATAGCTCATACAGCTGATGCTATTTTTGGTTTAATCAGTAATGAGGAACTTGAAGAACGTAAACAATTGATGATAAAACAATTGAAAAACCGATGGGGTGATTTATCATATTACAAGAGATTCATGGTTGGTATCGACCGTGCAAAAATGAAAATCTTTGATCTGGAGGAAGATGCACAAAACAAAGTAATGTCTGAAAGTAAAACTACCAAAGATGAAGATAAACCTGTATTTGACAAAAGTGCATTTAATGATGAATGGGCTGATGTGTCAAGTAAACGGAAAAAGAAATTGAAAGAAGCAGAGGATATATTGTGAGTTATATTGTAAAAAAGACTAATGCAGCCGCCGCATATAACATCTATGAAAAAGGTGGTGATGTACTTATTGAATTATCATTTGAGGAAAAGAAAGCAAAAGATCTTTGCCGAAAACTAAATCTTGGCTCTGGCTTTAATGGCTGGACTCCAATGTTCTTTGCAGTAAAACATGAGTTTCATCAAGGAACTTAATTTTTTTTACTTTATAAATAAGTAAAAAATAGGAGTTTATCTAATGTTGAGATTTAAATCTTTTATGCATCTTGATGAGGAAACTAAAAATTCTGTTTCTAATAATACTAAAGGTGTCATGCATGAATTATTAACTGG